TCCTCTCGTCTCTTTCTTGCGAACCAGCCCGAACCAGCCCTGACTGGCGCGGACCAGCCGGGGGTGGCCCTGATCGGTCGGGAGGAGCCGAGATTGGAAACGGCACGGTTTGGGTCTGATTCGTTTGGGCCGTTGGTGGAGGGTTGGGCGGCGACTCATTTGATGCCGTTGATGCCGTGGCAGGCGTATGCGGTTGCTGGGATGTTGGAGCATGACGGTGGCCGGTTGTTGCGCCGGGAGGCGTTGGTGTCTACGGCCCGTCAGCAGGGAAAGTCGGTGTTGCTGACCTCGATGATTGGGTGGTGGATTACGGAACACGCGGCCCGACTGGGCCGACCCCAGCACGTCCTGTCTACAGCCAACCAGTTGGACCGGGCCGAAGCCATTTTCAGTGCGTTGGCCCCGGTGCTAGTCGAGCGTTTCGGGGGCAAACAGTTGCAGGCCATCGGCCGCAAAAAGGTGACGATGCCGGACGGCTCGACATGGGAAATCCGCGCCGCTAGTGCCCGGCTGCACGGCGGGTCGTATGACCTGATCGTGGTGGACGAGTTGTGGAACATTGCCCCGTCGGTCATGGACGACGCGCTACGGCCCTCAATGATTGCCCGACCCAACCCGTTGCTGGCCTGCTTTTCCACAGCCGGCGACATGAGTTCCCACAGCATGATCCACATGAGAGAACAAGCCCTAGCCGACATTGACGCTGGCACCCAGACCGACACCTACTTTGCTGAGTGGTCAATGCCGATGGGGGCCGACCCCAAGGATGAGCAGTGGTGGGGGTGGGCCAACCCTGCGTTGGGCACCACTGTGACCATTGAGGCGTTGCGGGCCGCCGCCAAGAAGGAGTCTTTCCTGCGGGCGCACCTGAACCAGTGGATTACCACCCGTGGCGCAATGCTGGACCCGGGCGTCTGGGATGCTTGCGCCACCACCCGGCAAATGCCCGCTGGTGGGGTACTGGCCATCGACTCATCCGTGGATGAGGCCCGCTATGTGGGTACCCGCGCCACCGTCGCTGACGGCCAGATCATGGTGGACGTCGAGTTCGTGGTGGATTCTGAGGACGCCATGTGGGAACAGGTTGCCCGGGTCATGGCTGACCGTTCGGTCAACCTCGCGGTGACGCCGACGCTGGAACTGCACCTGCCACCCGAGTACGCCCGCCGCTACGCTCTTGTCGGCTACGGCGAACTACTCAAGTTCACCAGCCTTGTGCGTTCCATGATCCAAGAGGGCAGGGTGATTCACACCAATACCCGCACCTTGTCGGAACACATGAACCGTGCCGTCGGTGTGAAAACCGCGCAAGGGTATGTGCTATCCAGCCAGAAATCCCCCGGTCCGATTGAGGTGGCCCGCACCGCAGTGTGGGCTATCGCACTGGTGAGCCGTCCGCAAACAAAACAGAAACCCATGCTTGTAGTTTCCTAGTGCTGTATGGTGCTGGCGTGGCCCCGTGTCGGGCGAGGCCGCAACATCTCTCATGGCACTGTTTACACGCAAAGAAACCAAAGCCCAGATTTCACCGCCAGAGGTGACCAAGGCTGCCGCTGTCGGCTCCAGTTACTACACCCAAAACGCTGGCGTCAACCTGATCGGCCAGTACTACACCTACGTCGAGGGTGAACTGCGTGACCGGGCAGTGCAGGTGCCCGCCATCAGCCGCGCCCGCGATCTTCACGCATCGGTGCTGTCGGCCATGCCGCTGAAGATGTATCGGGAACGCTGGAACGAGCAAACCCGTGACATGGAAGACGAGGAAATCGCGCCCCGGTCATGGCTGCGCCGACCCGACCCGTCCATCACCTACGAAACCCTCATGGCATGGACATTTGATGACCTGTTCTTCTTTGGGCGGGCGTTCTGGTACATCACCAGCCGCACCCAAGACGGCTTCCCCGCATCTTTTACCCGGCTCCCGGCTGGGTCCATCACGACACAGGACCAGTCCGGCCCCGTCTGGTACGCACCATCCAACGAGGTGTACTTCCAGGGCGGCGCAATCGACCCGGTCAACCTTGTGCAGTTCATCAGTTCGACTCAGGGCGTCATTTACAGTTCTGAACAAGCAATCACCACCGCCCTGAAAATTGAGGACGCCCGGCTACGGAACGCCTCTTCATCTATCCCCTCGGGCATTCTCAGACAGGTCGGTGGTGAACCTCTCTCTGCGCAGGAACTGGCGGATTTGTCGGCAGCGTTCAACGCGGCCCGCGCCTCTAACCAGACCGCAGCCCTCAACGAGTTCCTCACCTACGAAGCGACGAGCGCAACCCCGGACAAAATGTTGCTGATTGAGTCCGCCCAATTCAGCGCACTGCAAATGGCCCAAATTTGCAACATTCCCCCGTACCTGTTGGGTGTCCCGACCGGGTCATACGCATACACAAACAGCCAAGAGTCGCGCTGGGATCTGTGGATTTACGGCACCAAAATGTATGCCGAAGTCATCGCCGGCACCCTCAGCGGAAACAACGTCCTGCCGAACGGCACCTACGTCTCGTTCGACACCGACGACTATTTGGGGGAAATGGTCGCGGCCGACACCCTCGACGTTGAAGACCCAATGCAAACACCACAGGAAAACACACAGGAGGAACTGGCATGATCCGTTTCACATCCGACCATGTCTCCATCATTGCCGCCAAGAACGACGGCGAAGGGGAACGCCGCATCGACGCCATCGCGGTGCCATACAACACGTTCGCCACTGTCTCGGACGGCACCGAAGTGTCATTCAAGCCCGGATCGCTGCCAGTCGACGGCAAAGCCCCCCGCGTGTTCATGTACCACGACGCATCAAAGCCGGTCGGCATCGTCGCCGAACGCGTCGACACCCCCGAAGCCATGCTTGCATCCATGAAAATCAGTCGCACCGCACTCGGCGACGAAGCATTGGTGCTTGCCGGTGACGGCGTCATGGACGTGTCCGTTGGCGTCAATCCAACAAAGTTTGCATACGACGATCAGGGCCGCATGATTGTCGAAGCAGCCGACTGGATGGAATTGTCACTTGTTCCCATACCGGCGTTCGCAGGTGCTACCATCACCGAAGTAGCCGCGCAAGCAGCAACAGATCCCGACGAAACCGAAACCCCAGAAGTTCCAGAGGAGGAACCCGTGGAAGCAACACCCGCACAGGCAGAGGTCGTCGAGGCCGCAGCCGTCCCCACCCCGGCACTGCCCGCGCAGCCCAAGCGCGAGTATCGGATGCCGTCCGCAGCCGACTACCTTGCCGCCATGCACATCGGTGGCGACACGTTCGCCAAGATCAACGCCCAGTACCGTGAGGCCGCTGTCGCACAGCGCGGCACCCTGCAGGCCGCAGCCGGTGACGTCCTCACGACGGACACCCCCGGCCTCCTCCCGGTGCCGGTGCTGGGACCGCTGGTGCAGGACATCGCGTTCCTACGCCCGGTCGTCAACGCCGTGGGCGCGCGCGCATACCCGGACGGTGGCGCACAGAAGACCTTCATCCGTCCGACCATCACCACGCACACCAGCGTTGCCACCCAGTCCACGGAACTGTCGGCAGTGTCAGCCACCACGATGGTGATCGCATCCAACAGCGTCACGAAGACCACCCTCGCCGGTCAGGTCACGCTGTCGGTGCAGGACATCGACTTCACCAACCCCGCCGCAATGCAGTTGATCCTGAACGACCTGATGGGCGAATACATGATCGCGTCGGACAACAAGTGCGCCGATGACCTGCTGACCGCAGCAACGTCGTCGGGCGTGTGGGACGGCACCCTTGCCGACCTGCTCACCAGCGTGTACGACGCCGCCAGCGACGTGTCCTCCAACCGCAACTGGCTGCCCACCCACATGTTCGTCAGCGTCGACGTGTGGTCGCAACTCGGAAAACTGGCCGACTCCACCGGCCGCCCCGTGTTCCCGTTCATCGCCAACGGCCTGTCTGGGCAGAACGCCCTTGGCTCCCAGAACGCGGTGTCGTGGAACGGCAACCCGCTCGGCCTCGAACTGGTCGTGGACAGCAACTTTGCCGCCAAGACCATGGTCATCACCCGCGTCGGTCAGGGCGCAGGCGACGCGTACGAGTTCTACGAGCAGCAGCGCGGCCTCATGTCCGTCGAGGTTCCCTCCACGCTCGGACGCACCATGTCTTTCCACGGGTACGTCAGCACGTTTGCTGCCATCCCGGGCATGATCCGCAAGATCACGCAGGCGTAAGGGAGGCCGCCAATGGCGGTGTACACAGTCATCGCACGGCAACGGCTCGACAACTATGCCGTGGTGCAAACCCTCACAAGCACGGACATCCAGCCGGGGCAATCCATCACGGTTGCCTCGGTTGGCACCGGCTTTGACGGCACCAACACCGTGCTGGCCTGCCCCCAATACAAGTTTCTGGGCACCGACGCCGACACCGGCGAATGGCTGTACGACGTTCTGCAACCCGTCGAGAACCAACTGCTGTACTACGACGCCGGCGACGACGTGCAATGGGGTGTCCTGACCTCAACCGGCACAGTCACTTGGACGCAAACCTGCACATGGATTACCAACGCCATGGTTGAGGAATGGCTGGGTATCGCTGTCGCCACCGCAAACGACACCGCGTTCATCACCAAGTGTGTGTCGGCTGCAAACGCGTTTGCGTACCGTCGCCGTGTCGAGTCTGGGTACGGGCAGGACAGCCTGACCACCAGCCCCGGCGGGGATGTAACCCTAGGCACCATCATGTACGCCGCGCTGCTGTACAGGGAACGCGGATCCGCGGACTCGTTTGCATCGTTTGACTCGATGGGGACGTTCCCGGTGCCGTCAGCCCTCGGGCGCATCCTGCAACTGCTCGGTGTCGGCCGTCCGCAGGTTGCGTAATGGCATCTAGCGGCATCCTGTGGGACGCGGTCAACGCCACCAAAACCGCGTTGGTGGCCCTGAACCTTGGCTACGAGGTTGTCACCGACCCGCGCAACGCTCGACCCATGACGTTCTTTCTGGAACTACCCACCGTGGAAGCGTTTACATACAACGTCGGCGACATCACGTTGCGTATCCGTGTTTGCGCGCCACCGCCCGGTAATCAGGACGCATCCGATTGGCTGCTGACGCAGGCCGACGCGATCATGAATTCGGCAATAGCCGTGACAGACCTGCGACCGTCTGTCATGATTATTGGCGGCGGGCAGGAACTGCCGACATATGACCTCACCGTGCGGGTAGCCGTGCGGCGCAACTAGCAAAAGGACAACCATGGCCACCAGCACATTCCTTTCCAACGCCACCGTCAACATCACGCAGGGCGTCACCACCACCGACCTCAGCGACCAGTGCCGGTCGGTCACCGTCACCATCGGTCAGGATCCGCTGGAGTCCACCGCAATGGGCGACACTGGGCACCGTTTCGTCGGCGGTCTCCAGAGCGTCGAGGTCACGCTGGAAATGTTCCTTTCCTACGGCGCAGGCGAAGTCGAGACCATCCTCGCGTCCTGCGTGGGCACCGGCACCACCGTGCTGACCATCAGCCCGTCCGGCACCACAGAGTCGGCCACCAACCCCGAATACATCATCACCAACGCCATGCTGGAAAACTTCACCCCCATCGCCAGCACCGTCGGCGAACTCGCCATGGTCACCGCCACGTTCACCGGCGGCACATGGGTCCGCGACATCACCTGACCTACACACAACCTAGGGAGAACCAATGCAACTCAACCTGCACGTCACCACCAACGACGGCGACGACTACACAGTCACCACCAACCTGTTCGTGGTGGTCGCATGGGAACGCAAATACAAGCGCAAAGCATCCGAATTGGCCGCCGGCATCGGCGTCGAGGATTTGGCGTTCATGGCGTTTGAGTCCTGCAAACAGGCTGGCATCACCGTTCCAGCAGTGTTTGACGACTACGTCAAGAAACTGGCTGCCATCGAGGTTGTGGGGCAGGAACCCGAAAACCCTTCCTGAAAGGCTCGTACCACTACTCGCTAGCGGTGGTGCTTGTCTCTACCGGGTACTGGCCGCCGCAGATACCGTTTGAGGGGCGTGACCTAGCCACGGTTGTTACTATCTTGAACGAGCAAGCGAGGAAGCAGCGATGACCCCACAAACGAGCATCACCATGGTGGGGGTAGAGGACGCGATTAAGGCTTTACGCAAGATTGACCCAGAGTTGCGTAAACAGTTCAACCGTGACGCCAAGGACATTGCCCAGCCCGCAATCAGTGAGGCCCAGCGCAACTACCCCGAAATGCCCCTGTCAGGCATGAACCGGCAATGGAAATCCAAGGGCCGCACCCTGTTCCCGTATGTGGCTGCCAAGGCTCGACGGGGTGCCAAGGTCAAAACGGACACCAGCCGCAAAACCCGCAACGTGATCCTGATTCAGCAGACAGACCCCGGCGCGGTCATCTTTGAGACGGCAGGGCGGCGCACAGACAACGCTTTGAGCCGTTCTCTGGGCACTGTGGCCCCGAACGAGACTCGGGTGCTGTCCAAGGCTGTTGAGGCCAACAGGAGGCAACTGGAAGCCGGATTTGAGCGTCTGGTGCGTGACGTGATGCGAACCGTGGAAAGGGAGGCCCGCTAATGGCTATTTCAATCCCCATTATTTCCGAGTTTGCAGACGCGGGCGTCAAGAAAGCCATTGCCCAGTTCAAGCAGTTGGAAACCACGGGCGAGAAAGCCCAGTTTGCGTTGAAAAAAGCCGCCATCCCGGCGGCGGCTGCGGTGGCAGGTTTGACCGCTGCAATGGGCGACGCGGTCAAGGCTGCGATGGAGGACGAAAAGTCCCAGCAGATGCTTGCCCGCCAGTTGAAGGCCACGACCGGGGCGACCGATGACCAGATCAAGAGCGTTGAAAAGTACATCAGCGCGCAGGGCCGAAATTTGGGCGTCACGGATGACCAGTTGCGCCCAGCGCTTGCGGGGCTGGTTCGGGTCACTAAGGATGTCAACGAGGCCCAGAACGCGGCAACGCTGGCAATGGACATTGCCGCCGCCAAGGGTGTCAGCCTAGAGACGGTCAGCAAGGCGCTGGAGAAGGCGTATGGCGGCAACACAGCCGCGCTAGCCAAACTCGACCCGTCAGTGCGCGACATGATCAAGGGTGGCGCAACGCTCGAAGAAGTGTTTGCAAAAATGACTGGCACGTTTGGTGGGGCCGCTAAGGAAGCGAGCAACACGGCTGCGGGCGGGTTCGCCAAACTGAAACTGTCCCTCGACGAGACCAAGGAGTCGATTGGTGCGGCGCTGCTGCCGGTGCTTCAGAAGGTGCTGCCGTATTTGCAGAAGGCCGCGGATTGGGCGCAGGACAACCCGAAAGCGTTCACCATCATTGCGGGCACTATCGCCGCAGTCGCCACCGCCATCCTTGCCGTAAACGCGGCTATGGCCCTCAACCCGTTCGGCCTGATCGCGGTCGGTATCGCCGCCCTCGTCACCGGCATCACGATTGCGTACACAAAATTTGAGGGTTTCCGCAACGTCGTCCGCACCGTCATCAACGGTGTGGCGTCCTACATTGAGTTCATGGCGAACGCATGGATCAAAGCCATCAACCTCATCATTCGGGGCATCAACCTTGTCAACCCCGGCAAGGACATTCCGAGCATTCCGTCGGTGTCGCTGGGGCGAATGGGTGGCGACGGGGGAGGCACCACGGGCAGCATTCGCGCCATCGAGTCCCCGGTGGGCACCAGCGGGGCAGGGGCAGGTGTTGGGACTGCGTTGGGGGCTGGCGTCGTTGCTGGCGCAGCCAAAGCCGCTACAGGCGGTGGGGCTGCGGCTGCGGCCCCACGTCTTGTTGACATGGGCCGTGACCGCTTGCTGGAAGGCGGGTTGCCATCCCTTGATTTCAGCAACCTTGGTTTTGCCCAGATTGACCCGTCTATTCGCGGCGCAGGCGACACGATTGTGAACGTCGAGGTGAACGGTGGTGACCCGCAGTCGGTGGTGGACGCTATCCAGCGGTGGACCCGCCAGAACGGGCCGTTGCCGATTGCGGTGACGTACTAGGCCATGGCTATCCCGTACTGGACCGCTGAGGCAGACCCTTACGGTACGCCCATTCAGATTACCAACATTCAGACGGTGACGGTCACTAACGGGCGTC